CGGTCATACCCCACTCTATAGTCTGGGTCTTTTATGTTAGAGTTGACCCAAGAGATATCATCCGGATGTATGACAGTGTCACCGGAGGTATTAAAGTTGCACAGCAATTCTTGTGCGATTTGCCTTTTTGACATATTTTTGGTTTCTTTTTCAAACCAAGCCTGATCTCTTTCCGGGTGCACGTCCCACATTAACTCTATCGGGTTAAACTCATTTTCGCCATCCACTGCGTCGATGTAAGTTTTATGAAACCAGTTGCCTGTCCCTTTTGGCGTTGACAGCGCTATACACCTACCACCAGTTGCTAACGTTGAGTATACAGCAGTCCATATGCCATCCATCTTTTCTATGTGTGCGGCTTCATCGACTACCAGTAGAGATAGGGCTTCAGAACGACCAGCGTCTTCTGATGTGGGCACCGCTTTTATGATTGAGCCATTTGAAAGCTCAAAAGATGTTCTATTGTCAACATCAATCTTCGCAATCTTCATCCACTCAGGGAGGTTTTTCATCATGCTTTTGACTTTCTTAACTAAATTAGCAGCAGTACTAAACTTTGTTGCTAACACAACTATGTTCTTTTCTTTATGAAATAACATAAACCAGACACAATATGCAGCAGTTATTGTTGAAATTCCTAACTGTCTTGCCTTTAGTATAACATTGAAACGAAAATCGTTATAGTCATTGAGCAGGTCGTCTTGATATGGATAGGTCTTGAATTGTATTAGACCTCTCATGGGGTGACTTATTCTGCAATAATTATTAATAAAATATGGCGCGTCTTTCCCTGATTTAACTATTTCCTTTACTATTTCTTTTTTGTTTAAGCGAAAGGCCATTATTCATTAGCCCTTTTTCCTTGTATCGTTCTGGGGTCTTTTATTGTTATTATTAAGTTCTAGAAAACTTTTAATAGCGGCATCTACGGTTCTATTTTCAGATCCATTAGCATCTGGGTCTTCTTTAATACCAGATATTCTGTAGTGCTGGTGTGCAATGACAAAACTCCTTACCCTTGATACAGATTGGGCTAAAACTTTAACATCTCCATCCTTACTTAAGGTCACAGAATTGCCAGTGATAGCTTTGTATTCTTTTTGCAAAAACTTCTTAACTTCGTTAATCATCCTTTCAATTTCAGATTCAAAGCCACCTTTGTAAATATCTTTCAACATAATATCCGCTTGATATGAAATACAAAGACCATTCCCGGCAAACCTAACTTTAAAGCCATCGTTCACCCTTGTGTCCATTATTGGACAGCCTTCTTCTCTCATCAAGCCAACTTTCTTTACTTCGCCATCACGTACAAAGCGCTCGTCATGGGAGCCATCGTAACCGTTTGCAGCCGCTTGCGCAAGTCCTTGTACTATCTCTAAAATATTTGATTCAGCCATTGTTGGGTCTCCATCCTTGTTTCCATCTGTCCTCACGTCCTTCAACCCACTCTATATAACATTTCTCACAGCATTCAAACTTTGACATATAAACATCATCATTTGACTTAAAAGAGTAGACATTACACACTGGGCAAGAACGCTTTGACTCTCTCATAAGTAGTTTCTTGGATATCAAAACTCCATTTACTTCTTTTTGTTGATTACGCTCAGAGTCATAAACATGATGAAGTTTTTTTAAATCATCCAAATACTTTTCTTCTTTCTGATCAGACCAGTCTTTTTTAGGATGTTGTACTGTGTCTTCACCATATTTCTCGGATATTGCCTTCTCAACCTTAATGGCGTAGTTGGGGTCTTTACTTTTCATCTGATTCCTATTTAGCTGTTAAAAGCGCGGCAACGGCTTGTGCCAATACCAGAGGGTCCAAACCAGACGGTTCAGCTAGTTTTTCTATTTCAGAGCGAATTTTAGTCGCAATAGCGTCTGCTGCTTTTGGAACATCGGTGATAGCTTTCATTATTTCTTCACCCTCTGCTTCTTGCATAGCTTCGACCTCTTCTTTTATAATTTGTCTTATACGGTCTTCTGTTAATCTCATTGTGTGTCTCCTTTTATGACATGCATGATCGTAATCGATGTAGCAGTACCCAACATAAAGCCGCCTGCTAGCCACCACCCGGTTCTATTTGGTTTAATAAGTTTTTGTATTCTTTCGTTTTCTTCTTGCCTAATTGCCAGCAGGTCAGTATATCTTTGTTTATCAGCATCATACTTTGCTTGAAGCAAATCATATTCATATTTTTGCTCAGCCTTGCTTCTGTTGATGTGATAACCAATTTCAATTTCGCATTGCTGCGCTTTTAGTCTATTGTCGACAATTAGTTTTGAAACTGCTGCGTCGTTAAAAAGTCGACCAGCAAAAGGGGCGACCTCACCTTGTTTAATGGGCACAAACTTAGGCTCATCAGCAGAAGCTATAGCAGTTAATAAAAATAAAAGCATGGTTAACTCTCCTTTCTGATTCCCAGTTCTCTTTCTAAAATAGCGTCTACGTCTTCTGGTTTGTCTTTAGCCTTAGACACCATTCTTTTAATTCGTTCTTTTTTTGAATGCGTTAGCTCTTCTTTGTTTTTTTCATATTCTTGTTCAATTTTTATAACAGCATCTGAATATGTTTTTCTGGCTTTTTCTCTGTTTTCCATTTCAAGCTCATAGGCTTTTTGTATTGATTCTTTTTCTTTTTCATAAAACTCTTTTGCCATTTCTGCTTGTACTCTTAAACCTTTGGCATGCTTTCTACCGGTTAAATATACTACAAGAAAAGCAAAAAACAAAACAAGCCACCGCCAGTATTGTCGACACCAGACAGCAGCAAGTTTTGTATATTTTATAATCTTAAGCCAGACCATGTATTCTTCCTAACGATGTGAAGCCATTCTACGAAGAGACTCAGGGCTGTTGTTTGACGCAGGCAATGCCATACCCACATTCCTATAGCCCATTCCCTTGAGGGCCTTGATAACTTCACCTAGGTTGCCTTCACCACCCGCTGGGTAGTATTGGCTGCCTCTATTGTCATTTGGTTCTATTATACCAATAACGCCGTTGTTATAATCAAACTGGCCGTAACTCTGCGGTTTTCTAGTGGTGATTCCGCCGACAGCACCGTATCCCATATCAAACATCATCCGTGTAACATCTTTATAACCAAACACCTCGTTTAGTTCTTCTTTAATTAATTTTTTTAAGCTTTCAACTGTAAGTTTCATTTTTGTTCTCCTAACCGTGCTTCCACACTTTAACAGTATCAATGACCGATTGGCCACCTACATAAATCATTGCGATGAGTCCCCATGTATCAGGGTCCAAGCCAAACCAAGCAAATAGCCCGGTTGCCACCCCAAAGACGAGTAACTTACGAGATACCACTTTAGAAAGAATTACATCAAGCGCCCCAACTTTTTGTAAAGGCTCACTTGAATCACAATCCTTCACTTCGTGCGAGTGCCCTTCGGGCTCAACATCATGATCATGGCATCCCATTAGCAGCACTCCCCTACGCAGCTACATCCATTGATGCAGCACTCTTTTGTACAAGAGCATTCTTTGTTTGTATAATCCATTATTCATCCTCCTCAATAGATTCCATATAAGCACCTTTATCATACTCGCCTAAAGCCATCTTCAAAGCCTGCATAAAACTTTTTGCTCTGAGAGTCTTAATGTCTCTGGCAGCTTCTGAGTTTTTAAGAAAGTCTTTGAGTTCTTGTGCGAGTCTTTGAACTTTTCGATTATCCATCTGATCTGAATACCCCTGCATGGTGTCATTAGGGTTATCTCCCTTTGTAAAATTAGGACCGCCACCTTCCGGGGGCTGGCTTCGACGAGCACCCTTCGTAAAGTTAGGTGCCTCTGCAAGCTCTTCTTTGATAATCTGAAATAGTTTTTTTGTTGTTAGTTTCATCTTATATCCTCACGCTAGCATAACCATCGATTTTATCAATATCTATCGTCATGTCAACAACATCTTTAAGAGAGTCAAGATGCGAGATAAGTATTACAGTCTTGAATTGATTCTTAATAAGTCTCAAAAGATTTGTAAAGCCTTCCATATGATCTTGATCTAAAGCAGTTGCTGGTTCATCAAGTATAAATAGTTCGCTCTTTGGCAAATTTGTTATTGAAATCAAAGCTAAACGAATTGCCATTGATGCTAACGTCTTCTCTGCGCCAGAGCCCATAGACAATGGCC